CTTAAATTTATGGAACGCACTTTCATACGTGCAAAGATCTTGCATTATACTAGGTATACCAAAAGCACAAGCCTCAATAAATTTAAGATCACTCTTTGCTTTATTGAAATTACTATCTTCTAAAGGAGCATAAAACAATGTAGCGTTTAATTTGCTGATTGCACTAGGATAATCTACAAGGTTCGTCCATTCGTGGAATTCAATTTTTCCAGCCTTTATTAAATCTCTTAACGATAATGGAAAACCACCGACAAATACCCATTGAAACTTATCTACAGTTTTGCGAATTACATCATTTACATGATAGAAATCGTCTTTTTGTTTTATTCTATTATCAATATCAAAATGAGCTCCGCTACCACAATAAACAACGCGTGGTTTTTTACTATATTTCTGGAAATTCTCTTTAATTGTAGTTAAATCAGAAAACCTATCCATCCAAAACTTTGGAATAAAATTAGGTATTACTGTTATATTTTGATTACCAGTTTTCTCTGTATAGTAATCTTTCATGAACTTGTTTGTAACTGTAATTTCGTCACAAAGTTGCATGATCTCCATACTTGTTCTTCTGATATTTGGATCTTCGAATGCAAATTTGAATTTATTATAATCCGGGATATCTTCTTTAAAAATTAAATCATCAATTTCATATATAATATTAAATTTAGCTTCTTCTTGTACAGTTTTGAGCCACTTAATAAAATTTAATTGCTGTTCTGTGGCTTGTCTCTGAATCCGGATTGTAGTTAAACCCTTATAGAAATTTTTATCTCCAATCATTACCGTACCGCCTTGTATATTAGCTTTACCGTAACAGTTAAGAAGTTTTTCAGGCCAAATCATTCTCCAATGACCACACCCAGAATAATCAGCATAAAAATTTAACGCGCGAGGGAGGTCTGGCAGCTCATGACCGGGTTGCTGTTTTGGTTGTACCGGGGTTAATCGTGGTACATTTAGCATCGGGTTTACTGTCGGTGCTGCAGCAAAAGGTAATGGTGTTGGTCGGACTCCAAACGGCGTAATCATTATATAAATTTATTAAAGTTCTTCTATAAAATCCACTCTCGTAGTTATACCATTTTGTTTTTGTAACGTTATAACTTCTCCAGTTGCCGCTTTTGCAGACTCTTTACGATGAGAGATAATATAGATATTTTCTTTGTATGTATCAACTCTTTCATTGAGTAGGCTAAGAACTAACTCTACCCCTTTTTCGTCTAGAGAACTATCTAACAACTCATCAAATATAACTACATTATAAGCTACATCCCCTCGAAGTCGGCGCATATCCATAAAGGTAAATAGTATCGCTAGGTCAATATTTTTACGCTCTGCTCCAGAAAAATTAAAGTAAGAGCATATTTCTCCCTTTTCATTAATAATATTCTCTTCAAAAAATTCATTAAACGAGCACATACAATTTGCATCCATTTTTTGAAGGTAATAAGCTAGTCTATTGTTTAATACATCTAGTATTTTTTTAACAATGAATGATTTAACGCCTTCTTCTGATAGAATATATTTTACAACATTTAAGGTTTCTAAATCTCTGTGTATAGTATTTGTATTATTTTCTAATTCTTCTACCTCTAGGAGTTTATTTTTAATTTTAGACTCAAGATCTTGAACCTCTACACTTGTTTCTTTTTCTTCTAAAGCCTTAAGGTTGTTATTATTAGACTCAAGATCGTTGTTTAAATTTTTAATATACGACTTAGCAAGCTTATTATTGTTTGCAGTATTTTTAACGTTAGCAATATAATCATTAATCTTATCTTTTACATCTAAATTCTTTCTTTTGAGTTCTTTTAAACTACTCTCTTGATTTGTAAGACTTATAATATCTTCTCTTCTGTTAGAAATATCTTTAGAAATTTTATCTTTCTCATTGTGAATATGTTCTCTATCATTACTTGTTATATTATGTAAGCATGTAGGACATACATCACTATTAGTACCTATCTTCTTTACTTGCTCTTCGTAAAACTTAATTTCTGTATCATGTCGAGTGACATTAGTTTTAATGTTAGATATTTTAAGAGAAATATCTTCAAGTTTTTCATTTATTTGAATAATTTTCTCTCGTGTTCTTTCAACAAGATCTTTATCAATAGATTTAATTTTGTTTTTATTATCTGTTATCTCTCTCTCAATTATCTTTACTCGTTCAATAATTTTTTTCTTCTGCTCAACAACAGAGGCTACTATATTTTCTTTTTGATCGCTTAATAGAGTTAGAATATTGTTTGAGTGATCAAAGTCTTTGTGAGCGTGTTCATATTTTTTTTGTACTTCATTATATTCAGCCCGGGCTTTATTAAGCATTTCAGAAAATATTTCTAGATTAAGAATACCTTCGATAAATTTACGCTTCTCTACTTTACGCTGCGCCATAAAAGGTAAAGTTGTATTGAGAGACATAATAACACAATTCTGAAATACCTCAGGAGAACCAGAAACAATTTTTTTAATCTTTTTGTTTGTGTTAGGTATAGTACTCTCGGTAAGATCAACATCATCAACAAGCAAATAACATTTCGTAGGTTTTAGTTTGCGTACGATTTTATATTTCTTTATATTATTATTTTCGTTAACACTAAAATTAAGCTGAACAACAGTATTCTTTTTGTTTATAGCATTAACAATAAAGTCTTTTGATAGCTCTCTAATAGTCTCTCCAAAAATAGCAAAGTGTATAGCATCAGCTACTGTAGATTTACCTACACCGTTTCTACGATCTTGTTTATCTTTATTAATACCAGTAATGATATTAAGACCGTGCTTAAAATCTATCTCTACTTCTTCATTACCGATAGAGAGAAAGTTTTTTATTTTTATAGTATCAAAATTTACGTACTTCATACGAACTGATTATAAAATCCTATAGTTCTTTTTGTAACTTCTAGTTTATTATCAATATCAAGAGAATCAATATATTCTACCATACATTGTTTTATATTCAAATCTCCTAAATCATTAGATATGTTTATATTATCTCCAATACTAAACTGATGTAGGTAATCAGTAGTAAGAGAAAACGGTCCTTCAAAATTTATTGAACTAATAATTTTATCTAAAAGATTAATTTTTATATCTTTATCAATTATAACTTTAATTGATAGATTGGACCAACCTCTTTTTTTAGCTATCGGTTTAAGAGTTTCTAAATCTGTTAGATTAACTTTAACATGTATCGGGGTAATATTATTCTCAAAAAAATCATAGGTAATATTTTCCGATTCAAAGTCTAATATATAGTAACCTTTCTGATCGTTAATATCATTAAAATCCATCTCAAACGGATTACCAGCGTATATAATAGTTCCATTATCAAATTTACGCTGTTGTCTTTTATGAAAGTGACCTGTAAAAATTAATTTCGATTTTTTAAGTATGTCAGAAGATTTCATACCCTCTTCACACACCTTATGGTTATTAAAATTAAAGTTTTCTAGCTCAAAGTGCCCGACTATTATTTCACAATCTGTTGGTACGTCATCAATTGAGGTACCCCAAGGACAAAAACCTACTTGTTTACCTGCTAGATTATATGATATAGGATTATCGAAGATCTTAATATTATGTCTATTATTTAAAATAGAGAGAGAATGTACAGTAGAGTTGTCTTTATAATAAGCATCATGATTACCAGGTATCATGTATACTTCAAAATCATTAAATAAATCTAATAACCTATTAGTAAAGTGAAGAGTTTTAACACTTATTTCATCTCTATAATGAAATAGATCTCCCCCAAATATAATTTTATTAATGTTTTGTTTTTTAAGTTCTACTGTGAACCACTCTGCCCATTTATAGGTTACATCTAACCAGCGCTCATTATTTTGATGAACCCCGATATGTAAATCTGTAAAAAAAGCTATTTTATACTTCTCCATTAATAATAAAGTTCTTTATCGTAATCTTTTTGAGGAGCCATTTTTGGTATTTCTTCTTCTTGAGCTAATGCACCATAAACTTGCTCTTGATAATCATTAATAGTTTCTCTGTATTTTTTTTCTTTTTTGATTCTATTAATAAACGCATGATAAGCTATTGTAGTAAAATATGAAAATGGGTTTGATGGAGAGTCAAGATTGAATTTTTTATTTTTTACTGCAGCAATCATTTTCACAACAGCATCTCCTATCATCTCATCTTTATAACTATAGTTGATAAAGTTAGGAGAATAACTCAGCCCTACAGCAATTTTATATACCGACTCGGCTAATTCATCTACGAAATTATCAGTAGAGTAATATTCAGTTAAAAGACCAAGAAACTGCTTGGGGCTAACATAGTGCGCCTTTTTACTAGATTTTTTCTTTTTCTTTTTTGGAATAGGTTTAGGTTTAGTTTCTTTCATTATAACTTGTAAATTTATATTTTATATCCTCATTATCATATAATGTTAATCGCTCTTCAACGTGTCGCTGACCGTACCTTAAATTATCAGCTATATCAAAGATTATAAGCTCTTTTTTATCAGTATGCAACCTTAATCCTCTACCGATACTTTGAACTATTTTTATTTTCGCCTTACCACCACCTGCAAAAATGATATAGTGTAAATTTTTAATATTAATACCTGTAGAGAATATCTTAGAAATAGCGACAACAACTATATCTTTCTTCTCTTCCATAAGTAGCTGTATTCGCTTCCTCTCGTCTGTATCAACGCTTCCTTGAATAAAGTATACATCCTTTTTACTACACGTCTTTTTAATCGCCTCTGTTAATAACTCTCCGTGTTCAATATAGTCTACTAGTATAAGAGCATTATTATCTAGTTTATTACAAAGTTTAGATAATAATGTATTACGATATGTATTACTTCTTATAAATTCACTTTCTTGTAAATAAAACGCATTACTGTTATTACCTTGATATATCTGAGAAGTTGGTGTTGTATAATTTACTTCTAATACGTGTACCTTAGCTGGTGTTACGTATTTTTCATCCCGAAGCTCGTGAGCCATTTTTTCATATAAGTTTGGTCCTATCTTTCCAAATATATTCCACTTGTCTAAGTTATCAGGAGGTAATGTTCCGGTAAAACCGAATCGGTTGTTTGTTTTTGTTTTTGCTAAAATTTTATTTACTTTATTACCTTTTCGAAGCTTATGAACCTCATCGACGATTAATATATCAATATGTTCTATCCATGATATATCCTGCTTAGAGCTTTGTAGTATACCTAGGTTAGCAACAACTACGTTAGTGGATAGATTAAGCTCATCTTTACCTGTCCATTTAGATGTAGTAAATGATGTATTATATTCAAGAAAATCTCCTATAGTTTGATTTACTAAGCCTAAGTCTGGTACTATAATTAAGCATTTGAAGTTTTTACTGTAATTTTGATAATAATATTCTAACAAGCCAGCCATTGTAAGAGTTTTACCACCAGCGGTTGCTAATACTACTGTTCCTCTTCCTGCCTGAATACATCTATTAATTATTTCTTGTTGATAATCTCGTAACGTAAGTTTTAAGCTATAATCATTAATATTACTTTTATGTAAGGATGGTTGTAAGGTCGAAGTTACCTTATCATCTATAGTAACATCTATACTTTTAGATTTACAGAAGGATGTAATCTCTGTTACTAGACCTATATCTACTTTTCCATTGTTACTTATAACGTAGGTACGAGAGGGTATGAATCTACCCATACGTCTTTGAAAGTGAGCTGCTTCGTTTTTTACGCTAAAGTGCTCTCTAATTAAATTTAATTCTGGTCCTTCAAGAGTTACACATGTATATGAGTGTAAATTAATATTAATCATTGCATTTCAAGCTTCATTAATTCTACTAAGTTTTTAATATCGTTAGTAGCGAAGCTTATATTTTTGTAAATATTTTCTACATGTTGAATAATTAATAGTTCGTTGTTGATCTTATCATCTATATCTCGTATATCTTTCTTTCTTGAGACTGCTTTTTCTGCAATAGATCTATTAACCATTACCGGTTGGGTATTTTGGTATTCATCAACTCTTTCTTCTAATAAAACTACCCGTAAATTTCGATATTTATTAATTTTAATTTTATGATTAATAAGACGAGCTGACCATTTGTGTTTATTATTAACGAGCTTCTCCTGTACATCTGTAACATTTAATCTATCTATATTAGTATCAATACTAGATTCGATAGTATACTGCTCAATGATCTCATCAATATTCATATATTTATTCTAGTGACTTTTTAAATATTGCAACTAATTAATCTTTGAGAAATAAATAATTATAATGCCACTTAAACTATTTGATCAATTAGTCACTCAATTTTTAAATGATAATACTACAGCGTCTGCAGGAATGGCTGCAGATGGAGGGCAGGGTGGTGGTGATTATAAAGCTAGTGATACATATGCTACTGGAGATAATAGAAATATATTTGGTACTCAGTCTCTTAGTGGTACTCCGGATATAGTTACTCGTAAGGGTAAAGCTAAAAAAAGCCATAAAAAGAAACTAAACGAAAGTAAAACTATATATGATTATCTGTTATTTCCGCCTGAGGGAGAAGAACATATAAATATAGTTAACAATATTGCTAAACTACAGAATCAGCCAGATGAAGTATATAGAGGTATATCATCGGCAGAATATAAGAACTTAAAAAAGAATGGTTTTGTAGTATCTCGTGGTGCAGGTAATACTCGTAAAGGGGTTGTTGGTTCCTATGTAGCTGATGATATACAATTAGCTGGTAGGTTCGCATTTCATGAATATAAACAAAAGGGTAGAGCATATTTATTAGTGTTAGATAGAGATAAATTACCTAAACTTAATCCAGCAGACAAAGGTAACTACTGGACATCTCAAATACCCGGAAGCGCAGTTAAAAAAGTTATAAACTTGCAAGATCTAGCTACGTAATAAGTAACTATATGCCAAGTGCGGCCAAACAAAAAGGTAATGCATGGGAGCGTGATGTAGCGAAAGATTTAAGTGAGACGTTTAATGAGAACTTTATTAGAGTTCCAAATTCTGGTGCTTATACTGGTGGCGCAAACGTTTTCAGAATTGATCAATTAACCGAACAACAAAGACGAATGATGGATGGTGATATTATGGTACCACCTTGTCTTTCCCGGTATAAAATTGAATGTAAAAATTATAAATCGTTTGATTTTCATCAACTTTTTACAGAAAACAAAACCCTTGATAAATGGATAAAACAAGCAGAATTCGGATTACTGTGGTTTTTAGTTATTAAGGTAACTCGTAAAGGATCTTTTATTTTATTTCGTTCTGAACTTTCTAAGCATTTCTCGTATACTAATTACTTGAGTTATAATAAAAAGTATATTATAACTGATTATAAGAATTTTTGGAGTAAGAACGAAGATGCAATTAGAAGACTTAACGAAGATACC